CCTGAACCCAGTGAAAACCCGTTGGTATAATTCCACCCAAACCTGGTCCAAATGTTCATGCCAATTGTGGACCTATGCGCACGCAAAAACGCCTTCTGAAACTCGGCCGCAAAGGCCAAGTGCATCATGGAAAACAAAACACGACCGAACAGCCCCTTGCGCGCATCCATGCGGCTGATGTCCCCCTCTGCTATGAATTCTGCCCCCGAACGACACACATCGGCCACTCTCTGCTCTGTCTGACTGGGGCTGAGCCCGAGAGCACACCAGTGGAACCGCTTCATCAACTTCGCCAACGAATGCGTGAATCCCAAATACACATGCTTGCCGTGCCCCTCGAAAGGGGTGATGACGCGCGGGATATACTTGACACCTCCAACCACGCATTCGCCACCATCTTGCTCCATTTTCAGGAAAGACGTCACCTTCGGTTCACCATCCCTCACCCCGAGGATCGACCGAATGATTGACGCCTCCTTAGCTGGAGTGTCCTGTTTGAATAGGACCTCATCCCAGTCAAGGGGTTTGAGTTTGCCACAGCCACCAGACAACACATACCTACCGAACTCATGAATGTAACTCAAAGTGTCAATGTCCAGCTGCCCATCGGGGCGGTGCTGCAGATCTGTCACTCGGGCTTTCGCCGCGAGGGCCTCATTGGCCGCAGACTGCACCGCACTGACACCTGGCTGGCACAATGGGAAACCCAACGCATGCATGCCTTTCTCCTGGCCGGGTGGGTCCGGCCGCTTACAGGCGTCGTACAGGACTATGAACGATTGCTCGTTGACGTCAACATCTCCGACGTCCGTAACAATGTCAATGAGGAAGTCCCTATCCGCGACGTCTTCGACCTCAAGCGCTTCCCGGGCGCTTGTGGGAGTGAGTTTGACCCTCGCCAACGCCTCCTCCCAGGCCTTCGTCGGGTAAGAGCGGAAGTGTGTGCTCTTGTTCACCGACACGTAAACCATCGATCCTTCCTTGGTGCCCGGTTTGTAAGCACGAATGATCGAGTACTTGTTTCTCTTTCCAGCCACAACCACCTTCAACCGTCGAGGCGGGTGTGACTGCACAACTGGTGGCCGCGATACCAACAGACTAGTCAAGACGGCCCGGACAAGAGCAAGCGTACTCGTTGCCGGACCTGAACAAAAATAAGGGACCTCGCGGTGGTCATCCATCTCGACTTGTAGACCGGTAAACCAGCTCATCAACCGAGCTGCAACCCTGAGAGGTTTCTGGTAGTATGCCCCTG